ACCAATACTGAAATACTAGATCGTCTGGCGCGCATTGAAACAAAACTTGATTTTGTAACTAAAAAGTAAAAACAATGTTTAAGAATTGGAAAACAAGTTTATTTGGCCTGGGCGCGGTAATTACTGGCGTGGCTACTGTATTAAAGGGCGACATCCCGACTGGTATTACAGCCATATTAAGCGGCCTAGGTTTATTTGCAGCAAAAGACGGCGACATTAATTTAAACAACCGTCCATAATGACTAGCCAAACCAAAAAAATATTGGTGGTTAGCGCGGTTGTATTAATCTTATTAAGTACATCAATGGCAGTAGGAGCAAAGGCCGAGGAACTGATCAAAAGGTTTGAAGCCGACGACATCAATAAGTATTTAAGGGCATACCTAGATCCAGTTGGGATCCCAACAGTGGGGTATGGCAGCACCTATAATTACGACGCAAAGCGTAAAGTTAGGCTAGGTGATAGTATCACCCAAGAAAAGGCTGTTGAATGGTTAAGAAAAGAAACAAAGTCAATAGTGCCAAAGATCAAAGCACTGGTTAAGGTACCTATTAACCAAAACCAGCTAGATAGTTTAACTAGCTTCGTGTATAACGTAGGTATAGGCGCATTTCAATCTAGCACCCTTTTAAGGTTACTTAATAGCGGCGCACCAAAGGAAGAAGTGGCGGCCCAGTTTGATCGCTGGAATAAAGGCACTGTAAACGGCCAAAAGGTAGTTTTACCTGGGCTTACACGCCGTAGAAAAGAAGAAAAAGCGCTATTTTTAGCATAAGAAGCAAGTTGGTTAGATAAATTTCAATGGTCTAGTACAAAAAAGCGGCCTGGTATTTCTATACTGGGCCTTTTTTATGCCCCTACAAAAATAAATTTGGTAGTTTAAACGTTTTTACTATAATTTTACCAAAGACAAACAAAAACCCTAATATATGCACCTAAAAACCGACAGTAAGATCCTGGGCGAAATAGCCAGCTTACAACACAAAATTTTACGTTTAGAGGCGCTTCGCGCACTATCACCGTACGAACAATGCACATTTTTTTTCTATTCTAGCAGTGGTAAGTTTTTATCGTTAAATGAAAACGATTTGCCGTTTGACCTATCTTTTGAAGTTAGGATCCTAATAGACGCGGCCCTAGAACATTACCAGCACGAAATTAAACGACTAGAAAATAGTTTTCAATGCGACGTAAACTAATTAGATTAGCTGCAATAATATTTTTTATTGCAGTAAGCGTGCCAGTGTGTTTATTTACATACAGCGGCGCTTACATACTTTTTTACCTATTTAAAATTTATCACTTTTTAAAACCAACAAAATGAACGAGTACCTAAAAGATCTAGCCGACGGCTTCGGATCAATGAACAAAGTTGAAAACAAAAAAAACGAGAAACAACCCGACTACCAGGGCTACTTCAAAGCAGACGGCAAATTATTTGAAATTGCTGGCTGGGTAAAGATTAGCAAAGCTAACAACAAATACCTATCTATTGCAGTAAAGGAATTTACTGAAAAGCAACCTAATAACGAACTTTAAAAACTAGACAAATGGAAAAGGAAACAACTAATTCTTTATTTACTGTCACAAAAGATAATGTATTACAAATTAATCAACAAGTAAGACCTTTTAGTATTACTTTTTATAACAAAGAAAAATCTGTTAAAATTACTTTACAAAATGTTGACGATGTTTTTAAAATAGCAGAAGCCTATAAAATATTTTTAGACGAAATTGAAGTACCATATATTGTTACAGAAAAAAATAATAACGAATTTTAAAAACTAAACAAATGAAAATTGATAAAAACGCACCAGCTTTTCCAGTTATGCCAGTCCAGGATCAATTTGGCCGCCTAGTGGCACCGATACCAGGCTTAACAAAATACGAACACGTTTTATTGCAAATACTTTGCGCCAAAGAAATGCAAAATAATCATAGTAAAATAGGCCTTTCTACACTTTTAAGAGAGTGCGAAACACTAGCAAACGAATATTTTTTAACCCTAGAAAAAATAGAAAATGAAAAAGAAGCTAACCCAGTTATTTCAATTAACTAACAACCAGCAAGCTGTAATAGCCCTAATTATTGCAGCTGTATTAACCGCTTTTTTACAAAAGATCTAATGATAGACGGACAAAACAAAATAACCTTAGAAGAAAAATTAGCCGCTAGAAAATTCAAACCTGATTATATCCCCCCACAAAGCCAGGTCGTTTTTACTGTTGAAAATAAACCCATAGGAGTATTACAAAACTTTATTGTGATTTCTGGGCTACCTAAAACAGCTAAAAGCACTATATTATCGGCCGCAATAGCTAGCGCCTTCCAACCAGGTGAAGTATTTTCAATGAAATTTACTTTTCCAGAAGGAAGGCGCAAAATTGCGTATTTCGATACCGAGAGTAGCGACTATGATTTTTACAGACAAGTCAACAGAATTAAGCAATTTAGCAACAGAACTGACCTTCCTTCCTGGTGCCACTGTTATACAGTGCGAGAGGACGGCCCAGCTGAAATAAGGGCCTTAATCGTTAATTATTTAGAAAATAACCCTGATTGTCCGATCGTAATTATTGACGGCCTACTGGATCTTATTTTTGATTATAACAGCGAAATAGAGAGCCGCAAGCTAGTTAACTGGTTTAAACGTCTTACTAAGGTTTACAACTGTTTATTTGTGGGCGTACTTCACCAGGGTAAAGGCGTAGGCGCGCAAACACTAGGCCACCTAGGATCAAATTGTGATAGGTGGGCTTCTAGCACCTTAGAAATGGTAAAAGATAAAGACAAAAAAACATTTACTTTACAGCCTAGGTTTTTACGATCCAGTGAAGATTTTAACCCAGTTGTGCTTATGAATATCGGCGGCAACTGGCAGCAAATATCTATTGAAGGTGAAAGCAAAAAGGCTGAAATAAAGCACCCAAAACAATTTACTGAACTTGACCACAAAAATATAATAAACCAGCTTATTTACGGCCCTACCAGCTACAAAGATCTAATTGCAGACATACAAGAGCAACACGCAAAGGGTACCAACTGGGCCAAACAATTATGCAAGATTTGGATCGATAAAAAATACATTTATAAAAACGATCAAAACCTATATGAAAAAAGATACTAAACAAACAGCAGTAGAATGGTTATTTGATCAAATACCGTTAGAATGGACAACAAAAAGATCTGCATTTGAAGCATATAAGCAAGCACTTGAAAAAGAAAAAGAGCAGATAGAAATTGCTTTTGATTTAGGTAGAAATGAAGTTACCAGTGATTTTATTATTGACGGAGAAGATTATTACAATAAAAAATTTAACAAATGAAAAAAGATACTAAACGCTTTATAGCTTATATGCTTATGAACAAACATTTTAAGCTAGTAAAGAAGGGCGCCAACTGGCGCATAGAATACAACGGCGTTTTATTACAGCCAGACGACATTGAATTTTTAAAGTTAATTGCAAAAAAAAGCGGCCAAAAATTTGACCGCCTGGACAAAACAATTAACCCTAATTAACTGCTTTATTTTCCTTTCAAAACAAAGATATATAAAAATGGAATACTACACAGCAATTATTTTTTTTGAGGATCACAAAGAAATAACACCAAAAAAATATCGGAATATTAACCGCGTCGAAAATTTTATTGAGTTTGCCCGCAAAGTTGGCGGACATTATGTAAATTTATACGAGAAAAAAACGAAAAAATTTTATTGCCGCGTCTGGTTGAACAATTAAAATAAAGACAGCAACCCAGCACGCCGCCAAAATACCAGCCTAGCGCTGGTTTTTTTGTGCCTGGTATGTACTGGTTTAAATAGTAGTTTTATTAAAGGTGAAAAGAAAATAATTAAACTGGTTTAAGTGGTTTAAAATAGGTGGTTTAATTTTTATCTTTGCTAGCCCCCAGGCGTACGCAAAGATAATAAATTTTAAACTAAAAGTTTAACCAACACACACTATTTTTAAAAAAAAGTTTTTTGTTTGAAAATCGAACAAATTTTCGTAACTTTGTAAGGTATGGCAGCAAAGAAATGGCTGGCGGCCCTAGTGGGTGCAGCAGCAGTTTACTGGGTTTACAGCAAGTATCGCTTTTCACAAGGCGTTAGCTTTATTATATCCAGGGTGGGCCTGGGTGGATCATTTTTAGATCCACAGATCAATATCGAAGTAACAATTTACAACCCCACAGCATTTAGAACAGAATTAAGCAATTTAAGGGCGCAGTTATATTTGGCAAGCGGTTTAAAGGTGGCTGATGTGTATTATAACAATAGAACGGTAATACTAGCAAATAGCCAGGCTGTTTTGCCACTGGTGGCGGTTACGACACTGGAAGGCGCAATAACTTCAATTCGTGAACTTATTAGGAGTAAAAAAGCTGATTTTCGCCTAGCTGGTACGGCCCAGGTGGACGGCGTTTTATTACCTTTTGATATAAAATACTCTTTTAATGGTTTCTAAAAGCGCAGTTTTACAAAAACTGGCGCCTTTCCAGAACTATAAAAAGGTAGTTAGCAGCGATCAAACTGTTACTGATATTATTGACGGAATTGTTGAAACACATTATAAGTACCAGGACGAATACGATAAGATAAGTAATTATTTTGTCGGGGAAAGTGAACTTGAAACGGCGCGAAATATTTTTAACTTTTTAAAGTCCAGTGTACCTTACTTTATTGAAAGTAACAACAAGCAGACGTTAAGAAGTCCAAGCGCCATTTTAGCTTTAAGACAAGGCGCTGACTGTAAAAGTTACGCGCTGTTTGCAAATGGGGTGCTTGATAGTTTAAACAGAAAAGGTATTTTTGAAGTACCCCTAGCGTTTAGATTTGCGGGATATAAAAATAATACCAGGGAGCCACAGCACGTTTTCGCTGTTATGTACCCAGGAACAAAAAAGGAAATTTGGATTGATCCAGTATTACCTAGATTTAACGAGAAAAGACAACCTAGTTTTTATAAAGATAAAAAAATAAAAATGGCACTAATTGCTTTAAGCGGCGTCGGTTATTCAGCAAGCGACAAACGCGCAGAAATGGAAGCGTATAGGGATAAACTGGTAAACGATCGCGATAGGCTTTTACAAGCTGGCGTAATTACCCCAGGATCTAGTAAAGAATTGCAGTATAAAGTTGCAATAAACAAAGTTACTAATGCGCTTCAAGATCTACCAAGCGTTAATGGTATTGGTCAATTTGACTGGCAAAACGCGTTTAGTAGTTTAGTAACAGCGGCCCCAGATATTATAAGCGCTTCGCGTCCTGGTGGCGGTTATGTACCAGGTCAATATCAACAGCCGCCGTTTATGCCAATGCAGCAACAGCCAGAGCAAAGGGCTGGAATTAGTACAAACACAATTTTGTTAATAGGTGGCGCAGCACTTGCAGCGTTTTTAATCTTTAAGAAAAAATAATGATAATTAGATGTAGAGGGTGCGGCTGGAAGTGGAATTTTACCAAAGGCGGTTACGATCCTTACATTTGTCATAAATGCGGTATGAATAATAAAAGATATTATAATAACAGAAACATAGGAGTAGTGCCACTGGTAGCGGTTGCAGCTGCTAAACCTATTGCAGCGCTTGTTTCTGCTGGTATTGCCGCTTTACCTGGTATAATTAGCTTTATTAGGAATATTTCACAGCGTCCAGCTGGTGAAGCACGCGACGTTATTAATGAAGTTAAAAAGGCAATTACTAATACAGACGCTAGAAATAGATTAGCGCTAGTAGTTGCAGCAAGCCAAAGAAATTTCAAGGCTGCTGATGTTGACGTTAACGAATTATTATACTGGTATAAACAAAATTACCCAGAAGATTATAAACAACTATTACCAGAAGATAAATTATACTGGAATACTTATCTAGATAATTACAGACAAAGATTTTTATTACAAAGGCCCGATTTGCAAAATAATTTTTTAAATAGATCTTATTTTACAAAGGAGCAAGTTAATTATAAGCCCGAAGTGCCAGGATCACCAGGAACGCAAAAAGCTGGAATGAATATTTTAGTTACACTGGCTATTGTGGGCGCTGGTATTTTCGCACTATCAAAAATGAAAAAATAATGACCGCAGCACAGAAAACAGCAAAGGCAAATTTTAAAAAAGCCATTGAATACAGAAAAAAAACTGGCGTTTCTTTAAAAGAAGCGTTTGCGCACGTTTACGGTAAAAAAGTAGGCGCGGCCCCTAAAAAGAAAGCAGCAAAGAAGTCAGCACCTAAAAAGGCGGCTAAAAAAGTTGTAAAGAAGGCAGCAAAAAAAGCAGCACCTAAAAAAGTTGCTAGAAAAGTTGTAAAAAAGGTGGCACCTAAAAGATCTGTAAGTTTACATAAAGACACTAAAAGCCATAACGTTAATATCCGCGTAATGTCTGGAATGGAAAGTGCAACTATTGGTAATGTTAAATATTTATTTGAACAAATAAGAAAAGCAGAAGGCCAATTTCAAATTTTGAAGGATCGTAAAAAAAGGGATAAAAAATTAGTAGGTTTTGACGCTAAATTATTTCAAAGATACCCTGGTTATATTAGATCTTTAAAAAAGCAATTAAGCGAAGCAAAAAAGAATATCAAATAAAATGTACAAAATTTCTTTATATACTAAAAGAAAGGCAAAAGCGTTAAATGTAATTGTCTTACCTAGTGAAAAGAAAAATAAAAAAATTGATGTTTATGATGTTTACGGTAATTTTTTAGCTAGTGTGGGTGATCCTAATTATTTAGATTATCCTAGCTTTTTAAGATATTGCGGTAAAAAAATAGCAGACGAAAAAAGAAAACTTTATAAAATAAGGCACCAGAAAGATAGAACGGTTAAAGGATCACCAGGATATTACGCCGATCAATTACTCTGGTAAATTAAATACTTCACAACAATTTAAAAACAAAAAAAATGCGTAGAAGAAAAGCAGCAAAAAAAGCCCCTAGACGTCGTAGAATGTCTGGTATTGGCAAAGTAGGCGGCGCAGCTACCAGCGTACTTTATACAGTAGCAGGAGCAGCAGCAGCACAATTAGTTGGTAAGTTTTTACCAGCAGCAACAAATGATAAGATCAAAGCAGCTGTACCAGTTGCAGTAGGTCTTTTCTTACCAAAATTTGTAAAAGGAGCAGCTGGACAAGGTCTTGCAGCTGGTATGATTGCCGTAGGTGGTTTAAAACTTGTACAATCTTTTGGAGTGTTAAACGGTATCGGTGCGCTAGCTAGTGATGTAAATTACAAGTTACCAGCAGTTGCAGCATACTACAACCGCGAAGGATTAGTTGACAAAAGCTACATGACGCCGTCAATAGCTGGCCTGGACGAAGAAGGCTGTTAATTATTTTCTTTTCACCTTTATTAAAAAAATAAAAACTTATAACAATGGCAACTCAAATGGGAAGCAGAATGGTTTTCGAAAATGCGAAAACCCTGGTGCGTAGTTTAGGTTATAGTGTTGAACACGCTAAATTGACGCAATCATATTTACGCAGTGAAGTAGCTTTAAGCACTTCTATTGCAAACTATCATATTCCAGTACTTGTAAACGATACTCAAAACGGTGCAAGCCGCGTAAACGAGAAGCGTTTAAACCTACAAGATATTTTCATTACTACTGAAATCGCAGTTGTAATTGGAGTAGGTGCTGCAACTGCAACAGCTGCAAAACTTTACACTTATCCAAATGCTACTGTATTTACTTCTGCAACTGATGATGATCTTTGGAGTATTTACAACGGTTATTTAAACCTTACAATCAACAATGAGCAAGTGTTACCAGCGTGGGACGTTTTACGCCACTACTTTGTACCACAAACTCAACAAAGCGCAAGCACTACCGATCAGTGGTCAGCTAGTCAAGACGCGTTTTACCCAGTTGAGCCAGGTATCGTAATGAACGGTGCGGCAAACATCAATTTCCAGTTAACTGCAAATGGTGCGCCAGCGTCTGTATTAGCAAATAGCTTTATTGCTGTTGTTCAACGCGGTATCTTATGTCAAAACGTTACTACTGTTAAATAGTATTAATGATATGTGCCTGGCGGGCCTTAAACGCCGCCGCCGAGGGTCGGACATAACCCTCACTTTTTTTAATTAATTAATTTTGAAATATGCGTATCAAACGTTTTGAAGCAGTTGAAATAAACGTGCCTAGTGGATCTACACTAACACGCTTTTATTTTCCTGATTTACCACAATTAAGAAACGCAAAGATCGAGGCAATACAAGTTTATGCCGCTGGATCAATTTCAGCAACGCCGCTTACTGGATCTACACCAGTTGCGCTAGCTGATTTGAAAAAGTCAAGTTTAACTTTATACCAGGGTGATTTACAGTTGATCTATAATATTCCATTGGTTGCATTACAAAATATTAGCGACAGCGCTACACCTTTTGTATATGATTTACCTAGTATGAATGATATTGATATTAGCTGGACAAAATCATTTGTATCTTTGCCAACAGCACTAGGCACCACAAACGTGGCGTATAGTTTTGGCGTTTATTACTACTTGTAAAATTTTTATGTTATGGCAGCTTTTAGGCCCGAAATATTTACTATTGATGAAGTCATAAATTTTTATGACGCAGCAGAAGGAAGCGAATATAAAATATTTGCTGGCGTTAATCCGACGCCACAATATTTGCGATACAACTACACTGGCGAAAAAGAAATTGGACGCCAGGAACTTGTTAACGCCTTAACACAGCTTCGCAATAACATAGAAAACTACAACCCGTATTTAATACAAGTTATTAGCGAGGGAAATACTGGTCGGGGCCGTTCTAAAAAAGAAAATAGCCCAGTCCTTACCAGTATTTCTTTTCAGCTAAATAGGCCACAGCAATTAATGCCAATGCAGTCAATGTCTGGTATTGGTAGCCCTAGAACAGAAATGTTACTCGAAAAGCTAGTTGAACAAAATTCAATGTTAGCTAGCAGAATTGCAGCTATTGAAGCAATGGACGAACTGGAAGGAGAAGAAGAAGAAGAAGCACCAAAAAGCCCGATCGATCAAATGTTAAGCAGTCCGCAAGTTCAGGAAGCATTGATCGCTGGGGTAATGTCTTTAATGTCTGGACTAATGACAAAAGGCGCACCAACTGCAATAGCTGGGATAGATGACGAAGCAGAAGCAGTAGAAATTTTAAGATCATTAATGAGTAAAGGCGTTACAATAGATCATTTGAGAAAATTAAATGAAATGAGCAGCGCAAAACTTTCTTCATTGTTATTTATGTTATAATGGCCAGAAGTAATTTTTTAAAAGACAATAGCAGCCTAATTATTGGCCTAGTAGTGGTTTACTTTGGTTATAACAAAGTAATAAAGCCAATACTGGAAAGCGTAGGGCTGCAAAAAAGTAGCGAGGAGTTAGAAATCGAGAAGCAGACAAGCAACCCAGGTAGTGCCTGGAACCCTAACTATTGGCGTAAGGGTGGCGCGACGATCATAACAAACGCCAATGTGAATAGATATATAGAAACGATCTGGAACGCACCAGGATATTTTAGCGACGATTTCGACGCTATTTTAGGCGTGTTTAAGCAGCTTAAAACAAAAAGCCAGGTAAGTTACCTAGCAGACAAATTTAACCAGGCAAAAGGCAAAGATTTGTTAAGCTGGTTACAAGGTGGCGGGGCTTTATCGTGGCCCGCGGATCGTTTTAGTGCGGAGCAAGTTAACCAGTTAATAAAATACGTTAACGGTTTAAAAAACTATTAAAATGAAAGATAAGGGCAGTTTATTAATATTACTTTTACTAGGTGGCGTAATTGTTTACGCGGCTACTAAAAAGAAAACTAGAAGGGGATCTATTGAAATTGGCCCACTGGATCCAGGGGAATTTATTACTGATCCAGCGGACTTATTAACCGACGAAGAAAAATCAATGTTTGAAATATGAAAAACAAAAATTTAATTTTATTGCTAGCAGCTGGCGCAGCTTATTGGTACTTTTTTATGTATAAGAAAAAAGAAGCCATAAAAATTGAGCAACCAGGGTTTACAGATCAACCAGGTACAAGCGCACCAACAGCAATGTTGCAACCAGCAATACAAACCGAAAGTTTATCAATTACTGATCAAATAATTGAATTTAGTGAGCCAGCTAGGGTATTACCTTACAAAGAGGATAGCGGTTACCAAAATTATTATGTTCAGCAAATAAGTGGAGTTAAAAAAATGGGCGTACCGTTCACAATTTAATTTTCTTTTCACCTTTAATTAAAAAAAATGGCCGACTACAAAGTAACAGCGGAGCTAATAAAATACGACGTAAACTTTACAACTTATGATGTAAGCGGTTACGTTACCAGCGATTGCAATAGTATTTTATTTATCAATTACGGATCTAATGCCGTACAGATTGAAAACGTAACATTGCAACAAAATCAAAGTTTACAAATTGAGGGCAACGCTGGTGAATATACAACGCGCCGTTTTTTTGCAAATTTTATCAATTCAGGGGGTTTTAATAACCTAGTAACTGTTAAGAAAAACTACATTCAATAATGCCACAAATAGATTTATCAATATTAAACCAAAGACAGACGCCAGCGTTTTACGCTGATGTCTTTGCCAATAGGCCCGCAGCTGGTTTTGTTGGTAGGATCTTTGTATCTACAAATACATTTGCGTTTTATCGCGATAACGGTACTGGCTGGGATCTAATAGGTGGCCCTGGTACTGGAACAATTACTGGATCTGGTGCAGCTGGCCAAGTATCTTTTTGGAACGGAGCCAGCACAATCACTGGTGAAAATAATTTGTGGTGGGATAGTGCCAATAATCATTTAGGTATTAACACAAATACACCAGCAACAGCGCTAGATGTAAACCACAATGGTACATTGATAGCTAAATTCAATAATACTACAAGCGCTAATAGCTTAGTAGCTTTTGAAAATGCTGGTAATGAACAATGGTGGATAGGTACAGAAAATACAAACAACGACTTTTTATTTTACGACGCTACTAATTTCCCGACGTTATCACTTAGAACGACTTTCAAAACAAACGGCCAGGTATTAATTGGCGGTGGATCAACTGGAAGCGGTAAATTAGTTGTGGAAAGTGCTGCAAGTGATAATGGGATCCAAATAGTTGGTGCAAGCGCACCTAGTTTGCGTATTGATAGCGCTGCAACTGGGCCGACTAAAAGAATTGGTTTAGGTATTTCAACAGCTACAAATAATTTTATCCAGGGAAGTGCTGATCGTGATATGTGTATTTTTAACGGATCCACAACCGCAAGCCCAATTTTATTTGGTATTTACGACACTACAAACGTACAAGAAGCAGCAAGAATAAGTGCAGCAAGAAACTTTTTAATTGGAACGACAACAGACGGCGGTCAAAAATTACAAGTTAATGGCGGTTCAAGAACAACAGGATATTTTTTAGACGGAATGACTGCGGGTGCGGGTGCATTATATTGGGGTAGTTTAGAAAATAGAGTAACACTTGCAAATTATAATGTAGGGGGTATTTTAAGATTTGAGGTAAATGGTGGTTCAAATGCTTTAACAATAAATAGTGATTTATCATCAACTTTTTTAAATAATATACGTTGCAGTAATACAAATGGTATAATTACATTAGCAAATGGAAATACTGCTAGTGGAACTAAAATTCAAAGTTTTAATGCAGCTGGTAATGCTGATGGGTATTTATCTTTTGAAGGATTTACAAAAGAATATGCAAGATTTAATGCTGATGGAAATTTAGGTTTAGGAGTATTACCGAATGCGTGGAATAGTGCATTTACAGCATTTCAAATAGGACAAACAGTTAGTTTATCAGCTACAAGCACAAGAATGTTTTTAGCTCAAAACTATTATGAAATATCAGGTGGTGCATCAACTTATTTAACTACAAATCCTGCAACAAGATATGACCAATTTAGTGGGCAACACGTTTGGTTTAATGCACCATCAGGAACGGCAGGTAATTCGATTACGTTTACACAAGCGATGACATTAAATTCTATTGGCAATTTGGGAATTGGTGCCAGCTCACCAACTGCAAAATTGGATGTAGTTGTAAGTGACTCCGCAACAGATGTATATGCTTTTAGTGCATCTAATGCAACAAATGCATCTTTAGAAGTATATTTAAAATCGAACGTAACTACATTAAATGCCGGTGGTTCAGGTACATTTGTATTTGCTAATGGAAATAAGACCGAGCGTATGCGTTTGGCTGCAGGTACAGGAAATTTACTTATCGGCACAACAACAGACGACGGAACTAAATTGCAAGTAAAAGGAAATGTAAAATTCGGTGCTGGTAATGGTAATAGGGCTATTTTAGATAGTAATGATAGTGTAGTTACTTTGGCACCAGGTGGAACTGCTGATTTTGATAATTTTTCTGGAATGTTATTAGTATGCAATCATAATACTGGTGGTTTTCAAATATTTGTTTGTGGTGGTGGATCAACTGCAAGTGTTTATTTATTAGGTGGTTCTATGGGTACATTTACATATAACTTAGGTATTAATGGATATACATTTACTAATAATACTGCATCAACTTATATTTACAATCTTACAGCATTTAGAACAAGAGCAAACGCATAAATAAAATAATATGAAACAAATACAACCTATTCAAATTTGGGTAAACGGATCTTTACAAACTGCAACCGTTTTCAATCTAATTATCATTAATGACAATTTATTAAACAGTGCAACGTTTTACTGGCAGTTATTAGATAGTGCAGAAAGTAAACTTGCAGACGGAAATTTAACAATGGTGGAGCCGCAATACGATCAATGGGGTACATCAAGCGATGTTAACCAGTGGGCTTATGAATGGGCCGCGACGCAATTAAATATCACACTAGCTTAATTAATCTTTAAAATACAAAACCAATGGAAACCAAACAAGCACTTGCAATTTTAAAACAAATTTTAGACGCAGCTAGCAAAAGCGGTTTATTTGAAAATTTAACGGCAGCAATGACAGCGGCCGACGCTTACAATGCAATAGCGCGTGAAATATTAAAAGAGGAAAATGGCGACGGATCTGTTATTTAGTATTATAGTTTTTGTAGCCGCTGGCGGTGGCTTTTATTTCACAACTAAAAATAGATTAGATAAGATTGAAAGTGATCTATCTAAACACAATAATACCAATACTGAAATACTAGATCGTCTGGCGCGCATTGAAACAAAACTTGATTTTGTAACTAAAAAGTAAAAACAATGTTTAAGAATTGGAAAACAAGTTTATTTGGCCTGGGCGCGGTAATTA